TCTGTGTGAACAACTGCAATCGAAACAATAGGATCAGGTGATCCTGTTTTAGCTGCAAAGTCACTTGCATCAAAACCTGCACCTGTGATGGAATCTACACTGTAAGCAAAGTCGGATCCGGAGAGTGACGTCACAAGAACATCACCAATTGTGAAACCTGATCCCACACTTGTGAAGGTAACTGATGTTACTGTGCCTCCTAGAACGACGAGTGTGGCCACAGCGCCTGTGCCTGTTCCACCTGTCAGGGCCTGGCCCGTGTAAGTTCCGTCTGTGTAGCCAGATCCACCTGTCGTGATACTTCCACTTAGAACACCTGCGACAGGACCTGTCAGTATGTCGAAGGTCGGTTCTGAAAGGCTTATGTACCAAATAGCTGTTCCGGGTTTATTGAAAAGGAAGAATGTGTCCAAGTAATCTGCTTTGTTCGCACCGTAGAAAGCGTCACTTGTTATAGGGCTGAATCCTGTTAAGTAATTAACAGTGAAAGTAAATCCTGTACCCGCTCCTGAAATAGAAAGAACATCTCCCACAACATAGTTTGATCCCGGCGTTGTTACAAGAACGGATACGACTGCGCCGCCGCTTACAACAACTGTTGCTAAGGCACCGAATCCAGTGCCCCCTGTTAGCTCCTGATTAGTGTAAGTGCCGTTCGTGTATCCTGTTCCGCCTGAACCTGAAGTCCCGAAACGAACTCCTCCGAAGGAAGTCGCTCCCATGTCAATAGCATAGCCTTGTGTTGTGCCGTCAACAAGGATTATAACAACACCGTTGTCCGTCATCGAACACATGCTTGTTCCAACAGATATTGAACCTACATACATGTGGTTCCAAGAAGAATCTACTTTGTAGACGTTTGTTCCTACTACGCGATAAAATTGTCCGTTAGAAGCCCTGTATTCAAGACGCGATGCTCCTGGAAGTGCAGTAGCTGAAACATTTGTTACTGTGTATACGAATCCTGATCCAATCCCTGCAACGGTTGCAACAGTTGCTGTGAATCCTGTTCCTCCGAAGGCTTGCCACTTGACGATGTCACCTACAGTATATCCCACTCCCCCGTTACCGGAAAGTATCGTTATAGCTGTTATGTGTCCCCCCGATGAGGTAAGATTCGCGATAGCTCCTGATCCTGCACCTGTCACTGTTACAAGCGATTCACCGATGTAGGAAGTTGTTCCGTAACCTGTTCCACCTGTAGTGACGGTAGCTGTTGCCATAGCTTGTGGAAGATACGATGACGCGAAAGAAAGTGCATCACCTGCAAGGTACCCGGATCCCGCTGTGATTGTTGCAGATATGACTACTCCAGAAGAGACAATAATAGTAGCGGTGGCGCCTGTGCCTCTTCCTCCTGTTAAAGGAACACCTGTGTATGTTCCATCAACGTATAAACTGCCGCCAGACGCAATCTGTCCTGCCAGCACTTGGCCTGATGAGGCTGTTGTTGTGCCAGACAGGAGGGTCGTTCCCGGTGTAAGGTAATGCGTGACCGGGTGATCTTGATCATCACCCGGATTCTGTTCAGGAAACAGATTCACACATCTTTGAGCATCAGCAATTATCGACCGTGCCTGGTAGGTTCCACCAAGCAGGTTGATTCTTGCCATTTGTTAGTTAGTCCTTGTGGGTAGGTGTTTTGCGGGCTAGTTTGTCGTGAACATTAGCATAGCCTTGCCTGTACTGGTCGACAAGACGTTTTCCTTCCGCCAAAGTATCCGCCATATGTTCGTTTTTCACAGCAATGTCCATGTGTGCGTCAGCAGCTTTTTCAAGGTTGTTCTTTTTCTTCTGGCTGAAGTGCACTGCTTCAGGACTGTACTCAGGGTCTGTCGACCGTAACAGATTAAACGCCTTCATGGAGTGATGGTCCATTTTATCACGCAAGTCCTTTTCAGTCATCCTGCCTTGACCCTCTTTTTCTACATGCTTAGAAAGCTTCTTTTCGATGTCTTTTAAACGACTAATGTCGACCATTGTTTTACCCTTTCATACTTAAACAGATTCAACGATCATGTAGTTGTAGGTCGACGTATCAGACGCCGTCCCTGCAACCGTGAAGCCTGTTCCCGCTGTGATTGTTTTGACCGCAGGGATAGCACCGACTGTGCCGCCCACTGTGTTCAATGACACAAAGATCATCGAGTTCGCTGTCACATTAGCGTTCGCAACAGTAACAGAAGACGCACCGTTAGCAGTAAATGTTCCGACGCGACCACCCAAAGATGAATACGTCATTTTGCCGTTGATAACAGGATAGTTCTGAGCATTGTTCAGGTCTGTTCCATCTATGAGTCGCAATCCGGGCTGGAAGGTTACTTGGGTCATTTTATTCTCCTATTGAGGGGTTGGATTGAAGGTTACTTGAAAACTCAGTATATCTGGTCAGAGAAGATGTTGTACAGGCCTGGACGAACAATGCCGACAGGCATACGCAGTCGTGGAATTTGCACATTAGCTCCACGAACAACATTGAGCGCTTCTTTCGCCAAACCGATAACTGACATGTCGGGAGGCAACTGGAATGCTGTCCGCAGCCTTACTGACAGGTTGTATAGGATCGCAGCATAGTATTCTGGAGGCAAGCTCACAGATTGTGTCAAGGTCGTGAACTGTGCGAGCTGTGTTTTTACTGAAATAAATACCTGGTACAAGTTGGACGGGAGAGGCCAAGGATAGATGGAGCCTATGGGGAAATCTGATTGGTAGTAAATGTATGAAGGAAATGATCCCAAAGACTTCAAGGCAATTCTATTGTATGTTTCCCTTGACTCAATAATTTCCAAAGGGTAGTCAATCTCATTGGGCTCCGAGGGAATGTTCTGCCTAAAGAACGCATCCTCAAGGCGATCTGGTCGGGGACAATTAATGTCCCCTCCAGGCCCTACCGTATACGATTGCGCGCCTGTGCACGCCACGCTGAAGGTGTCTAGTGTCCATATCAGCCAACGTTTCCGCTGCCACTGTGCTAGCATAAAGTTTAGCAGTGTGAAACTGTCGTTTATGTCCTCGGCACTTGCGGTTTGGCCAACACCAAGGACCCCTGCGCTCTTTAGGGCGAGGGTTATGATGTCGTTTGGCGTTGTCATTTAAGTGGGGCTAATCCTGGTTGTTCTTTTCAACATTTTCTGTGGCACTTAGTGTGTCTGTGTCGAATCCGTGTCCTGCGTATTCAGGTTCATATTCGGAGGGGTGTTCGGGGTGTTGCATTGGAGGAGTGCTTTCTTGGCGGCGTGCCTTCTCTTTTGTGCTTCAGTCATCTTCTGACGTGTTTCATCACTGTGAACCCGTCCTTGATGAGCCTTTCTGTTCTTCTCTTTTGATGCTTCTGAGTGCTTGTACCCTCTATTGGATGTCGAAATTTTTTCAAGAATCGCCCTCTTTTTCTCAGGGTCTCTACTAGCGTGCATTAACACAGCTGCACGACGAATCTTCTCTACAGCTGATTTACTTTGCTTGAAAACACCTTTGGCAGGACCTGTTGATATCTCCCCAGAGGCATTACGTTCTCGAAGAACCTTACTAGCCCTCTCGCTTCTTTGCGAGGTATTTCTTTTTCTGACGTGTTCCTGTGTCTGAACTAACCCGTTAGAGCCCTCTCCCCCATCTGTCATGTTATAGAGGTCGTAACCTTCTTGTCGGAACATCTGTATCAGCTCTTCTTCCCATAAGAAGGCTTCTTCCTTCGAAATACAAGGAAATACATATGTGTGAATATCCTTAAACAAGTACTTCTCTAAAAGCTGCTTCCATCTTCTATTATGGTGTTCGTGACCTTGCGGCAAGTAACGCTTGTCGATCCCCATCCCTACGTAAATAGGTTTCTTCGTTACAGGATGATGGTTCACATAACAGAAGTACTGTCCCTTTCTTAGATCACAGAAGAAATATACACTGGACATCTACGTACCTCCCGACTAGGGCAGCTTATTTAGTGCAGTCTAGTATATTAATAAAGAGGTTTTCTAAAGAACCAAGAAAAGTCCCGAAGCTTTGCGGCTCCGGGACTTCCTTCTTGTAGCCTAGGTTATGTAGCGACTAATTTGCTTATAAGTCAAAGACTTAGAGCGCATCAGCCACGACACATGCCCACTCAGGCAATGGTGTTGCAGAAGGTCGTTAGCCTTCTTCTAGCACTTTCATGCTAGTTCAGATCATATCATATGAAGCCTTTCGACTCCATTTCTGCGCTTCGGTTCCACTTGGAACCTACTCCCTTACGGGATGATCGTTGGACCTTCGACTCTTTCGAAAAGCTTGGCTGCTGATTGCCCAATTCCTAACTTGTTCATCGTGCTTTCGCACTATACTAGGACTCTAAGGGTGTTCCAGCAATTCACAGAATTTAACGTGCGCCTTGAAGTGGTCAACGCACGAATAGATATCCGTAGAGAATCAATGTGTTAGTGAAGTTCGTTGATCCTTCACATTAGCTTTCGCTAATCTTACTGTTTCCAGTAAGTTCAGACTATATCATCATCCTTTTCAGGATGCATGGCGCTTCGGAAGCACTTGCTCCCTACTCCCCTTCGGGATAGTCGTTGCACCTTCCGATGTTTCCATCGGCTTGGCTCAGGATTGTCTTTTACCTTGCGGTAGTCAGAGTTTCCCTGAGTTCACCATGTTTTCAGTCATTCGTTACCGAATGACGGGACTATTCTAATCCAAGCGTGTAATGACTATTGTTTTCAATGGGTTAGCTACTCCCACCCTGCTCCTTAGCAGCTACACATCTCTGTGTAGATAAGACTATATCTTGCTAGATTTTCATCTAACCTGAGCATTTCGAGTTCGCTTGAACTCTACTCCCTTACGGGATAGTCGTTGAACCTTCACCTATTTCTAGGCGCTTGGCTGCTGATTGTCTAATCCCTAACTTGTTCATCGCCTTTCGGCTATACTAGGGCTCTAAAGAGTTTCCAGCAATTAGCACAGTTTTAGATCAGCTCATTCTCGCTAACTGATCGGTAGAAACATTATCAATGATTTTCAATAGGCTCGTTGGACCTATCCGCCTTTCGGCAGCTGCATCTTTCAATGCAGGTAAGACTATATCACAACAGTTTCCTGTTCCAGGCATTTGGGTTCCACTTGGAACCTACTCCCTTACGGGATAGTCGTTGAACCTTCACCTATTTCTAGGCGCTTGGCTGCTGATTGCCCAATCCCTTTCGGGCTCTAAGGGTGTCCCAGCAATTAACCTGATTTATACAGCGCAAATGTTCACGCTGTTACCATACGCATCGAGATACCGTCGAACGCCTCACGAGCAGCTTCATGCACGCCGCGTGGCAATTCGAGATCCGCCGTCGCCATCGTAACCGCCTGAGGGGCGTAAACGATGTTCTTACGATAGGTGACGCTAGCAGGCGAAACCAACGTAATAGCAGCGGTAGGAGCCGGAGACGCTGTAACCGTCTGATACTGAACCGCGACACCACCAACGGCGGGCGTGATTGCAGGATAGATGGAAATAGACGTCGCACCGGTAGCCGCAGGCGCCGTAACAACGAACTGACGAAGATTGCCAGTTGTCGTCTTGGTGATGCGGTTGACCTGATAGACACCGGCAATCGTGATAATATCGCCTTGGGCGAGAGTACCTGTGATTGCGTTCGTCAACAGAGTCGTTCCAGTCTGTCCAGCCGTAGAAACTGTACCTGCCGAGAAAGTACCTGACGTGTGCTTGATAACAGTCTGGTCCATCAGCCAATCGAAGCCGAGGGCCTGCTGCATCATGCCTGTCTTGTACTGACGGCTGATTTCAGGAACCGGGTTGAACAAGCCTGCCAGGCTCGAAACAACGCGAGCTTGTGTGAAGGGGTCATTGACGACCTTACGTTCACCAAGCGGAGCGGAGTTCGAATCCAGCGAAGCGCCGGCATTCAAGTATGTAGAAGCAACTGGATTCAAGATATTGCCACTTCCGTCAACGTTAGCAACATAGTTGCAAACGCCGCCTTCAGTGCCGTTCATGATATCCGCCGCGACAGCACCTGCCAGGTTGTTGATGGCAGGAGCAAGGACGCGTTCAGAATAGTCATCCAAGCTCATCGTGCGGTCAGCGGAGCTGAACGACACATCGACACCTTTTTGGGTGGCGAGAACGAGCGTGGTGGACGTTTCTGCGGTATCTTGCACCGAGGCTGCGGCCCCCGTGCGAACGGTGTAGTCGTTAGGCAGGCGGATTCTCAGAGCTGTTCCGATTTTCGCACCTGTTTTCGCGAAGCTGTCGTCATCGCTTTTGTTGGAGGAGGTTCGTCACACTTCCCCACTCTTTCAAGTCTCAACCTTTCGACTGAGTGCAGACTATATCATACTTCCTGCAACACGGAAGTCCATGCGCTTCGGATTCACTTGAACCCTACTCCCTTGCGGGATAGTCGTTGAACCTTCACCTATTTCTAGGCGCTTGGCTGCTGATTGCCCAATCCTGTGTATTTTCAAGCCTTCACGATTTCCGTTTCCAGATGCGTTGTAGCTACACAGGCTCTAAGAGTATTCCAGCAATTCACACGGTTTTACTGCAACATGACAGGTTCAGCTTCTAACCTGTTGTTATCATTGCATATCAATATTCTGAAGGAACGCATTAGAGTTCTTCCAGAGACGAACCGCTTCACGAGTGATCATATTTATCGTAAGTAAGCTATTGCTCATACTTGATCTCCTCGTGTCTGGTTGATGTTCACACAACAGAAGGATTTCTGCTATGCAAGAAGCCGTGTTAACGGCGAGTCAAACACACAGGAAGTTATCTTGTGATAGGCGCAGCGTGTCTGTTGACTAGATGCCTGTATTGCTAGTCAGTTGTTGTAGCAGGCGGAGCAGTGATTCCTTCGAAGTGGAAATCACAGTTAAGTTTTTCTTTCGGAGTACTGTAACGCGGCGCTTTTCGATAGCAGCTGCCTTTCGTATCGGATCACTCCAAAAATCTCGCATCTTATTAGAATAATCTTCTCTAGCGCCTTCTTTACTCCAGCGCTTGTTTCGACCTATTTCACCAGGGTTCGATGTCTTCAATTTCGTTGATTGAAGATTCCTTCTCTCCGTGGACCAGGCCGATGAGGATGCCTTGCATCTTGCATTGTAAACCTCAGGGTCTTCTAGATGCTTTCGCATCTTTTCAACACGTGCTTCTTTCTTAGAAGGGTCTTTCCAAGGCAGTGTGTTAGCTTCTATCCATTGCTTTCTTTGAACAGGGTCGTTCCAACGTTCCTTATTCCTTGTTGAAATACGTTTCTTCCCTTCATTACTCATTGAAAAACCTGTGTTATCCACAGTAGGGAATCGTGCATTGAAAGATCCTTTAGAAAGAACCCACGAAACTTCAAACTCTACTCGATCTTTAGGAGAAAGACACGCTCTTTCTTCAAGTACCTTGAACTCAAACATTTTCTCGCCATACTTGTCCCAGGCGTTCTGAAGCATGGGTGAGTGATGTGTCCCTGCCAGAAGATTCTTGATGTGCTCGTACTTACGAGTTTCGTACTGCTTGGTACTGCCAACATACGCTTTGCCGCTGTCCCTATGCTCGATAGCATAAACAATAACCAACTGCGGCCAATCAGAGGATCTTTTCTGTGAAGACATGCTACAAGCGTATGTTTCAATCAAAGAAAACCTACACCCAACTTATAGCATGCTTCCATCACAGAAATCAAGAGATTTTCTTTGTTTCCCTTGATTATTTTCTACGTTGACTCAACTGCTTCTCCCGAAACTTAATAAAGTCTTGCATACTCATGGTTTCAGGATTTTCAGAAGCACGAGCGTTTGTATCAATGGTCCTAACAGGCGGCGGGGCGGCAGAAACCTGACGAGAGGACTTCTTCTCAAGATTAGCTTCTAAACGAGCCAGCTCCATAGCTTGACGGGTCGGCGACATTTTAACTACTCTTTCTGCTAAATCAGGATCTTTACCAATAGCGTATAGTATCTTGTGTGCGTTTGGCATCTCTGTCAATGTCTCAAGAAACTGAGGAGGCAAGCCACCTAGCATCTGGAACGTACGAAGAGTCTGGTCAAAGTCCGAATACTCCTCTTTACCAGCAGCTGCAACATCATTACAAGCCTTATTGAAGGAACGCTCACGAGCAATCTGCTCGGCCCGTTGTTCTGCAAGGGCATTAATTTCAGCTTCAGAAAGCTGCTGCCTGTATTCTTGACGAGCAGGTTCAGAACGAGCAGGTTGTTGGCCCTGCCCTGTCTGCCCTGAATCGGTTGCTTCAGAAGAAGAAGTACGTACTGCTTGCTGAGAAGACGACTTACGCGCATCCGCCAACTGTTCAAGAAGGTCTGCAGTCTGTTTACGAAGAACTTCAGCAGCCCTACGTTCTTCCCACTTTTCAGCTGTTAGCTGATCAATACGACGCTGGAACCACGGTGTTTTTTTATTCGCATCAGCACCCGCATCGCCCTCTGCAGTAGTCGCCGACGTTTTATTTTCCGACCCTGTTGACGCGTCTGACACTGTTCCCGTTGTTGGAACACTGAGCTGGTTCGTGTCAGAAGATCCTGTCTGGTTCGATGTCGCTGTAATGCTGTTAGTGTTGTCTGATGCTACTGTTGACCCTGTGCTAGAGTTATCCGATTGTTCGGTGTTCGGTACTGTTTCGTTCGCCATGGTTATTCCCACGTTAGAAGCCCGGTAGTAGGTACCGGTACCTATCTTAGCAGTTGCCTACAAACACATCCTGAACACGAAGCTCATTACGGATGTTTGGAATCACAGCAATTGCAAGATTCTCAAGATCTGGATAAAAAGAAGCGTACTTGCTATCTATTCGTACAACAAATCCGTTATCTAATGCTCTAATCTCCACAGACACAGGGAAAGTGGTGACTTTCTCCACGTCAGGCAGACCCTTTGACTTCGAGGTCATTGACTGCTTGTAACGTACGGTCTTGCACCACTATCTCAAAGATTTCTTCTTTGACGGATTCGGGGTAGTTTCCTGAAAGCATCTGGAAGAGACTGGATCTTGCATGCCCTATGAAGTTCTTCCAGTGACGTGCAATGAAGTCTTTTTGCTTAGGATATTCTTTATAGAACATTCCGTCCTTAGCTAGCTCTTCATACGCCGCCCCCGCCATTTCCTTGGAGATTCGGCGTATTTCCTTGTGGCAAAGCATTTTCGACTCCTGTGTTTTGCTGTTGGGTTGCTGTAAATGCTGCCTGCGTCTGCAGTTTGGACATTTCGTGAGCGTTCTGCTTCTCCAAACGCATTGTATCAACAATGTTTTGGGCTATATCTTTAGGGTTTACCATCGTTGGAAGAAGTGCCTTGATGCGGTCAGTAATGGCCCTGTATTCATCAATCTCTTCGACAGTGTCCTTGTGCTTCAACTGCATTTTTGCAGTTGCAAGCTCTTCCATCAATGCAGTGTTGGCTTTCTGCATATTCTGTACCATGCCTTGAAGCTGCTGCAGGGCAGGGTTAGGGCCTTCTCCAAGCGCCTGAGGAGGAACAAGTCGACGTAAACGATCAGCGATTTCATCTGCTCCGGGGAAGTCAGCATTCTTGAACATAAGATCGCCCACAACACTTGTAAGAGCTGGACTGCGTGTAACGATCTGTTCAAACGCATTAAACGCCTCTTGACGACGCGTTCCGTATGCAGGGCCTATGTCTGCTTCGACGTCGTACTTTCCAACAGAAGGATTAAATATGTGAGCAACTGCACCTGTCAGACGGTTGATATGCTGCTGATAAGCAGCTTGTGCGGCAGGGTCAATGTTGACATCGGAGGATGTACCGTCTTCTGCAAGAATTTTCATGACACGTGCTGTGTCATATATCTTGGGGATTAGGTCCACGATGATCTTCCCTGTGAACCTGATAGCATGACCTTGGTTGCAGATAAAGTGGTACGTAGAATTCTCGCCTTGACGCTGCCTTGCATCGATAGCTTTGCCCGAAGTCTCGTTGGACTGCTGCCCCATAACAGCCTGGTACTGACCCGAAACCATCATCAGTTCCTGCGCCGCTATCTGCATTCCCTGAACATAGGCAGACGCCATCTGAGGAGGTGCTTCACGCTCTGGGGAAGGCAAAGGATTGCCATCATCATCCATATGGTTGAAAGGAAGCACTGAGTAGTTTATTTTATTAGCAGTTTCCCAGTACGTTTCGAACCCTTCGATAGATTTTGCAGCAGCTTTGTAAGGAATTTTGCTCTGAAGAGCAACATGCTCAACGGCAGAGGATGTCCAGTAATTGTAAATTCGTTGGGGGTCTCGAAGAGCACGTGTGTGACCCTTTCTATCCAGCTGTCCCTCAATGACGGTCTCTTCGCCAATAACACGAACGATAGGAACATACTTGCCAGGCCACACGCTCCTGTCGACAATCTCATCTCCGGCGATAAGGTACCACTCTACTTTAGTGTGAACTACTTCACGTGTCTTGGTCGTCGGGTATTCCTTTAACTGCTTTAACAGCTCAGAAGGAATTTCATCCTTAGGGACGACCTGTGTTATCTGTGACATCGGATCGGTGAATGCCACAAGTGTCTTCTTCTCGTCAACAGCACGATAGTACTCAGCTACTCGAACATAATCCTTGCCCATCCACATGTCAGAATTGCCTAACGAGGCCCTGCCTGCAACATGTGCAAATTTAGGGTACTTAGCTTTGAACTCACTCTTTGGCATATCGTCAAACACAAACCCGAAGCGCGCATCCGAACCGTCAAGTTCATTTATGTTCGGATCTAAGAAAACATTCAAGGGGTCTTTAATTCTACGGATATAGATTTCCTGGTCAAAAGAATCATCTCCCGCATAATCAGTTACAACTCTCCAATATCCAATGCCTCCGTAAACCTGGAATTCGATAGCCTTCTCGTAGGCGGCTTGTGCATTCGATGTATACTCGATGCGTCGAACAATGCCTTCGAGAATTTCAGCGGAGTCGTGCGTGGCACCTGAACCTACGGGTCGTATTTTAATTCCTGCAGGGTTCTGCTTTGCTTCATTAATGATCTGCAAACAGTGCTGATGTGTCTTGTTGACGGTCAGCACAGGACGTTCATCGATATCTCTGTTGCGTCGAATTTCATTAGGCCACTGATATCCGTTCAAGCTATCTGCATTGGCGAATTTAACATCATCTAGGAAAGCCTGGCGGGACTGACTTTCCCATGCCTCGCACTGGCTGAAACGAGACTTTGCTTCCACAACAATGGATTCATCCTCTGAGTATCCTTCTCGCAAATCAGGATCTACAATCATGTGTGCCCTTCAGCGTTCATTGAGCAAGGCCATAAACCTGCTGTATGTGTTTCAACTTCCCATCCATCCTGAGCTTTGTCGTGATCCTTTGCCCCAGTATCCAGGAACTTCCTTTTTGGCAGGAGTTAACATGCTCGTGCTTCTCGTCTGTCTAGAATCTCTCCAGCTCACAGCAAGGTACCTGAAAGCGTCTGCTGCATGGCTGTTAGAATCGTGCATTGGATTCTTTGAGAAATTGCCCGTGTCAGGATCTACCTCGAAACGGTAGTGCCGTAGATTTTGAACCCCATCTGCACATTTAGCTTGGTCGAACCAGCACTGGGGAAAGATCGTTCTTGCAGCGTTAATGCCGTCTACAAGGCTCAGCTTTGGAACAATTTTAACTTTGCGTCCTGCAGCTTTAAGCATCTGCTCAATGCTTCGACCCGCAGATGCTAGAGTTTTCGCCTGTGCGTCATGGGGAAGATAATCTGTATCGTAGACGTATTCTTTTGCTTGTAGAAGCTTCAGAATGTCACTGACGGTTGTCTGCTGTACTTGCATGAAATCTATAAGTCGTATTTCGAATGCAATAGACTGGAAGATCCAGATTGATGTTGAATCGCTGAATCCTAGATCCCATACTGTGTTAACAGGCTTACTATGGTCATATGGAACTTTAGAGATCCGTCCCTGCTCTGTAGCAGAACGAAGTTCTTTTGCATAGATAGCACCGTCTAGTGTTTGGCGGCAGTTTCCTTCCCACACATTCAGGTAGGCATCTGTGTCTTTGGACTTAAGGTCTTCCATTTCCTGACGAAGAACATCTGGGAAAAAGTAGTTGTCATACCAATTTATTTTGCAAACTACTGCAGAAGAGGGTGGATTGATAACGAAGCGCTGATAGGTTTCATCTGTCTCGAGTGAAGCATTGAATGTGATCCATATCTCAGATCCGGGCTTACGAATTGTAGGGATAAGTGTTTCCCAGCTTGTTTTTGATACAGTTTGCGCTTCTTCGACCCAGCAGATGTCGGTGCCTTCCAAGGATTTTAAGCTACTGACATTGTGCTTTAGTCCTCGAAAAACAAACTCCGTACCGTTCTTTCCGACAATGGATGTTGCTTGAACAGTGTAGAAGCTGTCGAGTCCCATCGCCACAATCTGCGATGAAAGGATCTTGTGAACTGAATCTGTGATTGAATTCTGGTATTCACGTGCACACAGTATCAACAAAGGTTCTTGCATGCCTTTAATTAAAAGAGCCCTTGCAACACTCCAACTCTTGCCGCCGCCGCGACCGCCGTACATTACTTTGTAGCGTGCGGGTGAGAAGAGAAACTTCAACTTAGCAGGAAATCGAGCCTCCAACACATTTCCTTCTGTGCCGGATACTTCAATTTGTGACAATCCATGCTCCTATGTTAAAAGAAAACCCCTCCACAGCCTAAGCTGGGAGGGGTTCTAGTCTATCTGTTATTAGCGGAAGTTTGTCGAAAGTGACGCGAGAAGGATCGCGCCGTCATAAGTGGCGCTCAACAGGTCGACAGCAGAAGCAGTCGTCGAAACAGTGCTAGATCCGGAGAACTTAAAGAGTGTGCCGTATGCAACGGTACGACCCCCCGCCGCATCCTGTACAATTTCCCACTTGATCGTCTGCCCTGATTGAAGATTGGTAGGATTAGCGAGAGTTGTGTTTCCTGTCAACGTAACCGAGAACACTTCAGACAATGCAGCATTAGTTGACAGTGTTGTCGCGTAGGCTAACGTAGTTGTTGGGCGGAAGTAGCCTTTAAGCTGAGAAACAGTAATTGCTTCCGATTCAGGAGCAAGGCCTTGGCCGAGCTGTGTGTCGAAAGCGGCTTGTTCGTTGCCTGTAAGCGGGAAGGCAGCGGCTTGTAAGCCGGGTGTGTTGAAACCTGACATGGTAGTACTCCTTGTTTGTGTGAAAGTTAGATTGTCGCGGATAAATCGTCAAGCAGTTTATCGACAAGACGGAATTCGGCGTCCCACGACCCTCTTTTGCTTTGACGAATAACTGTCATGGTAGGATACCAGTTATAGGTCCATCTCCATGTATCGATATTGGCGATGAGCAGGAACGTGGGCTTGCCCATGATGCCTGCAAGATGGGCGACCGATGTGTCCACTGTCACAACAGCGTCCATCTTGCGAATAAGGTCTCTTGTAGCACACCAGTCGCCTTCGATGTACGGCGTCATATCCTGTACAAGCTTCTGAACACCTAGGTCATACAGCTTTCCAACACGAGAATCACCCTGTAAGGCGTATAGCGTACGAGAAGCATCCCCTGCCAACTGTATCATTTCCTGTAAGTCTAGTTGCCTGTCGAAAAGATCGACCGCAGGTTTGCTTGCAGCCCAGCAGACACCTACATTAAGCTGCTTCTCGTCAACACTGAATTCATGGTTGGCAGGAGCGCTTAAGATTAGGCCGGGATCTTCTGGAATGCCCTCACCATACAGCAAAGGCAAGGACATCAAGGGAATCTCAAAGTCAGCATTAGAAGGTGTTTGTGACTCCCGTAAGCACATGTCACAGACAGCTTCAAACGGCTTGAACAGCTCTGCCATCGAAGCAGGGACAGCGAAAAGAACGCGTTCTGACTGTGAAGCCAGCCACGGAACATACCGGGAGAACTGCAGTATATCTCCTAAACCTTGTTCCGCCCAGCAGTACACTAACTTCCCTTTAGTGCCGTCCCAGGTCTTAAAGCCTTCGAAGCTGTATTCGGGCTTCCAGCGTCTACGACACTCGTAGGCTTTCCACCCTTCCTCCCAACGGCCTGCACGTATTAACGATGTTGCAACGTCGAAGCTGTATCCTCTGGAGTCTGCGTCAGAACCGGCGATCTCCTGGCAGCGCTGGTAGCACGCTAAGGCATCGTCGAAAGCGCCTACATAGTCGGCGAGTACACCTAAAGCGTGACACGCAACAACATTGAAAGGGTCTGCGGCAAGGACGTCTTTTAGAAGTGTAGCAGCCTCTTCCTCTCGTCCCGGAACACGCGACAAGGCGATTCCTAAATTAGTTCGAAACGCTACAGAAGAAGTGTCTATGCTACAAGCTCTCCTAAAAAATGCAAGGGCAGGCTTAATCTTGCCTTCTCGCATTAATTGAGTGCCTTTGTTATTAAATACTTCTGCTGGCAGCATTTTTATTCCTGTGCTCACATATGCGGAAACCGCAGTAGAGTCGGTGTTCCCCTGCCCATAAGGCAGCAGATTGTGCAGATCTGAACTTCTTTGAGTCCTTGAACTCATCCGACCAGACGAATTGGCATCCGCCCTTAGACAGTCTGCATAGGAAGTACGGCTTATATGTAGGAGATTCCTGTGCTTCTATGACCCATGTGACAGACATGCTCTTAGAGTGTGCCTTCACGTTTCATGTAATCGACAGCTCGTCGCATTAAACTCTCGGACTTATCTTCCTCCATGTTCGGAGGGGTCGCGCTGAAGGTTTCAGATGTTTCTAGGCGACCATCCTTGAAAGAAGACTGGCTCGTCAGATACCCGTTATCAATTCTACGTACTCGTGTCGAACGAGATTCGCTACGTTCCAAAGAATAAGGGGGAATTTCCTGAAGTGCTTCGGTGTCATTAAGACGGGGAGTCTTCGCCATTGCTATTCTCCAATAGGTTTAATTTTTCGCGCCTGTTTGTCCGCCAGGTTCTTGTATCCGACAGAAGAACCTCCTTCTAACTTAGCTGCTTCCTGCCCGACTCTTTGTAAGGACTCAGCCCTTTTTGCAAGACGTTCTTCTCTCAGAAGATTAGCTGTGGCGTTGATGTGAGATGCCTGGGCCTGTACATCTTCGGTCCCACGTCCTGCCTTCAAGACAGCTTCATGGGCCTTATTCGCTTGACGCGCAACAGCCCTGGCATGCTCAACATCCGAGAAAGGTCCCCATGCATGTTCTCCTCCACCCTGATAGACAACACGGTGTGTACCGCTATTTTTGTCACTCTTGATTCGGAAAACAGGCATATGAATCTTCCTATACTTTACGCTTTGTGGCCATGCCGTCCGCTGTGCTCTTCACACACATGACCGCCCACTTCCACAGAGTGTTCTTTGCGCTCTGTTTCACGTTCCAATTGCTTACGGGCATGGCTCATGCCGTGATGGCCCATGTGCCCAGACATTTCATCTTCAGAACGACCCTTAACAACACCGCCCATAGACTTTTCACCGGTAGCCGAAGGCACACGTAATCCTTCAGGAAGCTCAGCCTTAACAGAAGCTTCAGCCTTATGGGGACGACCCTTGAAGGACGCCATCTTTTCGACAGGTAATTTTGCTTCTTCAGCAGATTTAGGTTTAGACATGTGTGTTCTCCTAAGAGGTTAAGTTATTTCCAATTGCCTTGAGGATGCCTTTGTTCCCAAGGCCCTTCAAGATTGCTGTATGTTGTGTCCGGAGGATTGTTACCTTGCGGCATAACACGGGTCGGCGAATTCTGTCGATAGGGAGTGCCTGCCCCTAGCAAGCGCAAAGATTCTTCTGTCATAGACGATGAATCGTGTTCACTACTCATGTGAAGTTCCCTGAGAGGGGTGGCCATAGATGTCCTACCTCCAGAATACTAAAGTATTCTGGAGGGGAAATCAAGAAGAAAATTAGCAGAATAAGTCCTCATACCTTTTTCTTTAGTTCTACAGTCTTAGGCTGTTTCTGCTTAAGAATAAAAGTTTCTTTCTGAAGCTTTTCTACCTCCGACTGCAGGAACTCTATCTCAAGACCCGCTTGTGCAAAAACAGGGAAGTTAGTTGAGTTGTAGTTCTTCTGCAGCAGGTCCAAGATATTGGAGTCGCGTGAAATTACCCTGCCGAAACCATCCTTAAAGCGTTCTGACATAAGTTAGCCTTTCTTTTTCTCTTCTGTCTGAGGATATTTTCCTTGAAGAATCTTCAAAGAAAAGTTTTGGTTGTCATAAGCAATAACAGCACAAAGATGCAATGCCGACTTGATGGGTGTGTCCGGAAGGGCTTTAAACATTCTCTTTTTTAGAGAATGCAGTCTTTGTTCTATCAGAGCTTTCTCATAGTCTTCCTGCATAGGTTTACTCCTCAAAAGAGATCCTGTCAGTAACAACACTGTATCCTAGCGCCTTTATTGCTTCAATCGCGTCTTTAGTAATTGTTCTTGTCTTGGCAACAGCACAAAAAAGCCTGGCATTTTCATTGTGAGGATAGTACTTCATCACACCGTACAATTCACGCTCTTTTAGCATCACGACCCTTGATTCCTCTACCATTACCTGCTCCATTCTGCACAATGTGATATAGCAGGGTTGTCTTGTCCGATTTCTTCAACAACCCATTTCACGCACACAGGAGACCCGATGTTCTGCGGTCGAACGCTATAGACGTAGGCGCTCGACAGCAGAAGTGCTATTAGGGTGAATATAAAGATCTTGAGCAAGCGACACCTCTGCAAGGTTGACTTCATTGAAAGCATCATAGGACCTTTCATTGATCAAACCTACTGCTTATTCTACATCTTCCCTAGAAGTGTTATCGTCATGTTTTCTAAGCTCTGCAAGTCTATCCTCAACCCTGTCTAATGCGTCTTTAATGATGTCTACATTTCTTGCAGCGTTCTCATATGTTGTCGTTTGAACTCCACACAGTACTCTTATCCAGTACAACTGGCTGTGCTTTAAGTCTCGTGTGCACTTCAAGAAAACTGTAATGGGGCAGTAGTCAGAATGGTCAAAGCCGTGTGTTGACGAAAAGATTTTCATCGTAGCAAATCCTTGCTTGGACGTTCCTGACTTAAAAAGTCGTGAAAGATGAAGAGCTACATCATGATGAGAACTGTCTATAAGCCCTTTCTCAAGAAGCGTGTCAATAAAGGAGGTGTCATATGACAGAAAACGCTTTCCATCAGCCTTTGCATAACCATTCAAGAAGGCTGCGGCAGGCACTACCTCTGCTCCCTGCGGCACCCATACAGCTTTGTCAATGTTTTCCTGCTCTTCACCTACTTGTTCTTTTTCCTGCATTAGAAGAGTCCTCCTGAACCGAACATGCTTCCCCCGTAATTCTGCCGATTCATCGATTGGTAGTATGCAAAGGGCGCTGCTTGCTCAGGCGTCATAGCCTGCTGTCCATGTCCGTTCCACTGTGCATAACGAGGGGGATCAGGTAGTTCCTTAGAAGAAACTGCGGACAGTTTCTTGATATTCACAACGTCAGTCCACCTTAGTCCCGCGGACTTTAACATTCTATTTGCAGCTTTCATAGCGTTAACAGCCTCTCCCTCATTAGGGGAATCTGTTAACATAAGTACTTTAACTAGCTTTTCTATGTCGAGGGAGGTCATAGCATTCCTATGTTTGAGTAATGCCAGATGATGGGATGTTGGTGTCAGGAAGGAAGTTTCTTGATTATAGTTCTTCTTGCACAGAACCTAGTGTCTTGCACTCAGCAGAGCAGAATTCTTTTCCATCGCCGCCAAGGAAGGGGTCATTGAAATATAGGCCTGCAAGAAACGGTTCATTGTTAGGTGTAGTAAGCAGTTTCTTTCCTGTAGGAAGGCGCTGTGGGAAGTGGTGTTTGACACGTCTTGATGTTTTCTTACAATGGTAGCAAGTGAATTCTTCCGGGTAGAAGGTAATGTAAGACTTAAAATTATCCATGAAATGGTGCCCCTATTCCGACTTGCACGGCATATCAAGTTTACAAAACTCGCACATCTCTATCTATGTTTTAGGGGCGGTCGCTACTTTCTATGGAAATACTCCCGTGCACTGTTCTTACAGCCCGTGACTGCTTCGAGAACCCCATAACCACAAAGTCGAAGCACTGTTCGTAAGAGAGCAGCTCTAAAGAAAAAGTACCTGGTTTTCAAGTATAGTACAACGTACCTTGCCAAACCAACTTCCTTTACCCCATCTTCCGTTACGTCGCAGTACTTCATTAAGACTCCTGCTGAGCTAAGAGAATGTGCCCCGATCTCTCCGGAGCGTCAAGCCTACTAACTTCGTGCCATTTGAAGCCTTCGCAGGGGCTTTCCTACGTAGAAGGGCGCATACTGCACTGAGTCCTGTGTCCTCAGATCACATGCAGTTGCCTTCTCGGGCGCCATTATGGAGTATAGGACAGTACCATTAGAGGGCGGATCCGGCTCAATAGAAACATAATAACTAGATTCTTCGACGAACCTAATTTCCTAACGGAGATGTTTGCTCAGCTGTTTCTGCGACCAGTTGAACAGTGGCAGGTTCAACGGCAGGTACATTTTCTGTCTCGACGACAGGGGGCGTCTGTGTAAGTGTGAAATGGGCCTTGATCTCAGCAATAGCCGCCCAAATCGTCTCCAAATCGACCTTGACAGGCTGCATGGAGGCAATCGATGTTTTGATTTCACTAACCGATTGTTTAAGAGCCAAGATATCGTCTGCGAATGTCATGACCTGTTCCTTCAGTGAGTTGTTGAAAAGCATGCGTGTTCCTCGTTTATGTTGAGGCTTCCCTTAGCTGCACAATTTCAGCCTGAGGAGGCCCTTCTTGTATGTATGTCATGAACCTTTCTGCTACTTGAATAGCTTCCTTGTAAGAAGCTCCGGCTTCAACTGCAAAACGTAGGCATTCTGCTCTCATACAAGAGACGTCTTCTTCAGTCATAGTAATTGTCCTTCTAGAGAGACCTACTTCTTTTTCTTTGACGCTTCCCTTTTCACAGAATAGGCGATAGCTACTGCCTGTTTAACTGCTTTCTTCGGGGACTTGCCTTTGGCTTTGATAGCTTCAACTTCAGTCGAAACATTTTTCTCGAAAGCCTTCTTTGAGGCGGACTTAATTAACGGCATGTTGTTTACTCCTTGCTTCCCCAGAATTGAAAAAAGGGTTTCTTTTTCACAGGTTCACTGAAATTTACGCGAGCCGATTCCATGGGGTCATGGCGACACACATACAACTGATTCCTCTCAGGATCATATTTGATCTCAGGAGCGAAGGCGATAGTGGCGAGATCTACTTTGTTAATGGAGCCTATCATAGATGCTCTGATAGCACTCTCGGAGGTTGCCCTCCCTGTAATTTCATGCGTTTCAGGATCAAAGAAAAGGAACGTTCTTGAACTCATTCGTTTAACCTACAAGTATAGCGTAAGGTGTTGAAGGGGTTGAGGCAATAAGGTTTACAGCACCTTGAGGACAGACCGTCGACCACTCGTCTTTACCTAAAGGTCCTAGGGTGAATCCATTCCCATTAATAGCAGGGGTCGTTCCATCCAGTGTGTAAGCCAGACTAGCAGCTGCACTAGGGTTCTGTATCTTCAGATAACGTCTTGGAAGACCCGATCCTGTAGCTGAAGGAGCAGCTGCTATGATGAATATTGCTGTTGTCCCAACTGTTCCTAGAACAGAAAGAAGTGAGGGATCTGTACCGCCTATAACTACATTTGTACTCATTTGCCTCCGTACTCCTTGCCCGCTCCTAATTGGTGCATTTCATACCCTCCGCCGTATGTGCTGTGTGCTTTCTCAAGACTCTCTGCAGCAGCTGCGGCCTTCGATCCTTGCTGTAAGTAGTTCTGGCCTCGATCCTCGTCGCCCCTCTGATACCAATCAGCTGAACTATCGTAGGCATTCTGAGCTTCCTTGTGATGTCTTTCGACAGCGGCATGTTTGGAAGAATTAGCCTTTTCGAAGTGATAGCGAGCACGGTTTACAAGATCTTCGACAATGTCAGAGAGCGCAGGTTCTTTCGCCATCACTTAGATCCATAAGACTTGCCTGCACCTAGAAGCTTTTGTGTGTCAGAAGCTCCGTAAGGGAAACTTGTTCCTTCGTGATCATTGAAGAACGAAGGGGAGTCTTCAGTATTGTTCGAAGGCGGCGTAGGTTTTCTCTTAGGCAAAGGTACATCATTCTTAGGTGAAGAGAAGTCTGTTCCTTGATGATCATTGAAAAAGGATAAAGAGTCTTCGGGGTCACCGGCTGTCGTCATCTAGCGCTCTCCATAAGTTGTGCCCTCACCATGCGAACGCATGTGAGGTCCTTGTCCGTATTTCTTCAGCAGTGCCATCTCTTTACGATCAACAGCTTCATCCTGTCGTAGGCCTTCAAGGACCTCAGACTTCGTGTGAGCAGTGCGGATCTTGTTATGAGCTGCTACTTCTAGGTGTTCAAGATCTTTCAGGGAGGTTAGCTTCTTCAACGGTGTTCTCCCATTTCTTTTCCTTCGCCATGCTTCTTCATGTCGTGCCCTTCTCCGTAAGGCACTACTCGGTGAACGTATCCTCCATACGCATTGTCTTTCTTGTCGCGTGCGTTACGTGCTCGATTGATAGAAGAATAAGGGCCTCCTACCATCTGCCCCTTAGAAAGTCCATACGACGTGCCTTCTGGGCCGTAGTAATGTACAGCGAACTTCTCCTTCGAAGACTCTTCCATTTTCAGTCCTTGTGGTTAGGTGGCTTGCGGGCTAGTTTGTCGTGGACGTCTCTGTAGCCTTGACGAGCAAGAGCTTCATGCCTTTCATACGATTCCTTTATAAGGGGCTGCAGGCGCGCCTTTTCTTGGTTATAATCTTGCGGGCGTAAAGTACCTACATGCAAGCTATGCCGGATCATGGACTTCGATTCTTCGGGGGTGTAGCCTTGTCGGAAGTAACCTTTGAAGGCTTCCTTGATGTCGTCAGAAGATCTGCTTTTCATTGTTTTAGTCCTCCCGGCTCAAGTAGTCTTGACCAAACTTCGAGTTCTTGAACTCATCAGACTTCTTGTATTCTTCCAATCCGTGCGTACGACCTGACCTGATAGCGTTCGTTTGCTTCGTATGAAAACGTTTCTTGACAAGATCTTCCAAGGACCTACCTTCTCCGTGAGATTCCATGTCGTGACCTTCGCCATACTTCTTGGCCTCGGCACGAAGCCTTTCATGCTCAGGAGTCCATGACGTAAGCTTCTTATTGACTTCGGCAACACGAGCCTTCTGCTCAGGTGTTGTCAATCTGTTCCATGCTTCTTCGTTGTGTTCCACGTTAATTAGCTCCTTCAACTTGACCCTCATCAAAGAGGATCTTCACAATTTGTGGTGCTAAGGAAGCACCGTCCTTGCCGGTTATCTCGGCTGATTTCATCGTTGGATACATGTACTTCAAGCACTCTCTTGCCGCCATCGCCCTGAGTTCTGGTGTTATAGGCTTGTCTGATTCATCATCCAAACTCAATGCTAACTTATTGCCGTCTGCGATGTACAGTAATGTTGCAAAAGGATCTACACCTAATTGTTCTGCTAGTGCAAAAAGATCTTCTGTCGTACGTTTAAGACAAGGTCCTGATGCTGAGATAACCTGTTTTGCTACCTTGGAGAGCGAAGAATCAAACGGATCAACTACCTGCTTCTTTGATTTCTTGGCAGGTTGTTTCTTAAAGGATGTTTGTGTGTCCTTAACCATGGTTACAAAGGTGTTACGCGGAAGAAACACTTCACGGCAGTATTTATCTTAGATTAAACGCTCTTAAGAATCAAGCAAAATTATTGGGCGTCGACGTATTTCCTAACATCATCGATGTTTCTGATAGGAAACTCGCGTCCATGTACGCCGATACGTCCTCCTTCTTTCATGTTTCGTGCCTCAAAGTAATAGTATGAAGCAATTTTGTCCCCTAGGACACTGTCAAGAAGATCGAAAACTTCCTGTATTGCTGTACCTGTGTATTCGAGACGATAAGCGAAGTCCCCTTGCAGGTCTCGTAGAGCCCTGTTGACTTCGCTATACTGAATTTCTCTACTTTCCATGACGGAAAGGAACTGCAAAGCCTGTTCTTGTTGCTTGCTAATCAATGTCCACCACCCTTACAGGATTAACAGGTCTATACTGTTCGTTGCATATAGCCGCATTCACATAGAGAACGCCATCTACAAGTTTTTCTCCTGAGCCTCCATGGATGTGTCCGAAGACATGCAGCTTTAAGCGCTTAAGGTCTTTGATACGTTTTCGAAGTGCCTCACATCCTAAAGGAACCCTTGTATCTTCCCTCACCTTATCAAGTATTCCATACGGAGGACCGTGCGTCACTAGTATCTCCGTGTCAGAAGGAATAGCCTTCCAGTGTTCTATGGAAGGCTTCCCTCGCTGTAGGGAATACGCCCAATTATTGAACTCTGGTGAGAAAGCAGAACCGAAAATTCTCCTGCCTCCATACTGTAAAGAAGATTCTCTTACGAAATGTATTTTATCTGACAGTTCATCAACAAGAGCCTTAGCATCGTCCCAGTTATCCTGAACCCACACCTCATGGTTACCTTGGACAGACAGCACTAAATCTGCAGGCTGTTTATGAAGCCACCTGTGGTATCTGATGACCGATTCCTTTTCACCCCTGTGGCTGTAGTCGCCTGCCGATATCAATAGGTCGCAGGGAGGAACAGTAAGCCCCTCGAACTGCGTATGTGTATCTGATAGCATAGCGATTCGCATGATCATACTCCCGTTGAATTGTCACAAGGAACATGTACAACAACAGGCACTTCACCCGGCCTACGTCTTGCAATGGATCGAAGACTGTACAGTTGACTGTGGTAGCTACAGTAGCTGCCTTCTCTCACATCTCTTCCGCAATAGACGCCATTCCGGGGTTCACCTATTACAGCCCTACAATGACGGGGACCTAACTCCATTCCACCCACAACATGAAAGGTTCCTATATCAAGCTCAGGGATGTGCATGATAGGCGGTTTTTCCACAGCCTGAACGACAGGTTTCCGGCTCTTCCTCAGTAGCTTAATTCCGGACCTCCTACATTTGCTCACAACAGAATTTCGGGACCTGCCTAATCGAAGACTTATCTGCTGTGAAGACAATCCCTCCTCAGCAAGTACACGTAACTTGGACGTCTCTGAATGGGACCAACCTAATGTTTCAATCATTTCTAACCTTCCTGCATCTCCAACCTGTATTCTTGAAGCCTTGTTGTTCTCAGTGAGCCTATCCCTTCAAAATCAAACAATTTCTGCCAAGAATCCAATTCTTCCTGACCACTGCCATAGATATCGTGTAGTTGTTCAGACGTCAGCTTATGTGTAGCCACAGCTTTCAATATAGCAAATTTTAGGTAAACTGTCCATCGTCCTTTTGGATAGGGAAGTGCCATTGTCCCTCCATATTGAAAGAGCTGTGAGTCGATTTGTCACAAGCTAAGCTTGATTTGTTATAACACTGCTTTCGCTGTAGGTAGATCAGGCGAAGTCGCAAGTACAGTACCTCCCTGTGGATCGATCCCTTTGCGTGTTGTCTTACGTGCTACAATCTGCCAATCTTCGAAGAAGGCTAGCTTCTCAATACGTATGACGGTGGTAGGGTGTGTTTTCATGTTGTTTTCCAGTACTTGTTTTTGCCGCATTTCTCACACAAGAATTTTACACGTCCCTATGACTCTGCTGTCTTCTGTTGTCGGTTTAGTCAAGGTTTTATCTCCTCTCCGTTACATACTCGTTTGACTCTTCTAATGCTTGTCACATCGAGAACTACCGTTTCAACGTCGAATCCCTCTAATGCCTGCACCCTGTTCGCAAGACTCTTTGCCACAATCCAGTTATCATGGAGAATCTCTGCCGTGATACAAGTCTGGCCGTCTAGGGTGCATTGACGCGATATGATGTGGATGGTCATTTCATCCTCGCTAGGATGACTTTGGCTTTTTCATTCATGCGAGATATTTCATTCATGAAATCAACCGGCGAATGAGTGTCGCAAGCAGTGGAAAAATGTCTTACAAATTCCGAAAGCTCCTTCATTTCCCCCTCCAATCGATCCAAGGCTTCTCTTTGCATTACGTGGGATTCGTTCATCCGGTTTAAGGCTTCCTTGATGATCTGGGCGTCTTTATTCATTTTCATCTCCCTTGATCTTTGCGATGGCAGCAAGAACGGCGGCGCGGGGTGTTTCGTCGCTTCTTTGGTCATGGTTTCCCCTCTAGGATTGCTACGGCTCTGTCGCAGGCATCTGACGAACATCAGTCAGCTACTCGAACCCAACCTTCAACGGTTTGCTCCTCGCGCAGGCCACGAATGTATTCGCCAGCAGGAAGAACAAACCCTCCGTGAGTATCAAACTCGCGCAAGTGGACAATCTTGCAGGGTTCACTTAGCTTTAGTTCCACAAAGCTGTCGTTGGCCGCATCAATCAAGGCTGTGGCAGCTTTGGAGATGTGTACATCAGGACGGACGCATTCCAGCACATGATGATGTCCGGTTTCGCTATGACCTAGAATAAGCTGACCTTTTTCCAGCTTCATTTCCGTCATATTCTTGAGCGCTGCCAATCCTTCGAGAACTGCCTTCGGTGCGTATTTCTTCATCCAAATAAGCACTTCTCCTTGCGCGACGGGTTTGCCTGACGAAAACATAGCCTCTGTCAATTGTATAGTTGTCATAGCACTTCTCCTTGGTTGGTTGTTAACTGCGTACGAACGGTATGTAATCTTCTGGGTTCCCGTATCCTCTATACCCATTTCCTCCGGCATTCGCCTTCAACGCCGTGTTAAACGTCTTATCATTAACGCTCTCGGCAAACCATCGTCCTGTCCCGCATTGGTATTTAAGAAACCATTGCTTGGGCGCATCTGGTAAGTCAACCTGTATAAGCGTACCGATGTGCGGTTGATCTTCATCGATAATTTTTGGGTTCAGACTTGGATGTTCAAGAACATTCATCCAGCCTAACAATTCACAAGCCGCGCGTCGTTGTTCTACGTTTTTCCAATTGAGTGCGATTTCTGGAGTCAAATCCTTCCTGTTTTCAATCCACCACGCGGGAATCCTAACACCGTGGTACGCATATAGCGAAGATCCGTCGCGCCATTTGCAGAACGGTCCTGTTTCGCAATGCGGTCTGTTTTGGTCGTCCGTTAACAATACTGTGGGGCGGTCGCTTATCATGCAGAATTTTTCATGCATAATCCGTGGGCCGCTATGTTCTGACAGTTTCTCGAACGCATCAAACTTTGAATAATCCAAGGGCAGCTTTACGACATGTCTGAAGAAAGTTAGAAACGCAGACCATCCTGACCACTGGTTTCCGCCTTGGTACATACTACTGTAGCATTTAACGGCGCACTCTAGGCCAAATTTCCCAAGGCCAAAGCTTTTGGAGAGATTAACCATGATGGAAATATCTAGGTTGAACCAAGAGTCATTTTTTTTCTTGGCAGCGGAGGTCGCAGCGTCGGTCGCAGCGGAGGTCGCAGCGTCGGTCGCATCGTTGGTCGCAGCGTCGGTCGCAGCGTAGGTCGCAGCGTAGGTCGCATCGTTGGTCGCATCGTTGGTCGCAGCGTCGGTCGCAGCGTAGGTCGCAGCGCGGGTCGCATCGCGGGTCGCAGCGTAGGTCGCAGCGTCGGTCGCATCGTTG